CAAGCCGAGGTGCCACCACCACCGCCACCCGTGACAAGCTCAGGAGCTGACACGATTTGGAAGTCGGCCGAGTATGCCGCACGGAACAACGTCAGCAACCGCTCCAGAATCGTCTGGCTCAGGTACTGGGCGCTGTAGGTGGTGGCAATCTTGGCGTACTGCGTGGTGCCCATGACCAGCCGGTTCGGAACCAAACCGCCAAGACCTTTGATCTGGGTGAACAGGTCGCCCAGCATGTCAACGCAGTCAAGCTCGATTTCCGCGGGGGTCTTGTTGTCCCACAACGGCGAACCGGAGCCACCGTTGGCAACGACAGCCTTGGTGATGCTGGCGTTGTTGTAGATGCCTACAACGCCGGTTCCGCCTGTGCCAGTGTCGCCAAACCAGTTGAACTGGTTGATTTCCTCGTTGACCTTGCGACGGGCACCTTGCAGCAGGTAGGACTGCAACGGCTGGTTGGCCAGACCAGCAGCAGCCAAGTCGCCCCAAGTGTAATCCGCGGTCAGGATGTGCGGGACGATGATGCTGGTCTGCAACTCAGTCCGCGCCAACGTGCCCGCGCTGCCGAGGTCGTCGTAGCTGTGCGACACGCGACCGGCTGACCAGTTCACGCCCGTGCTGGTGTACGACTTCTGACCGGGCGCCGGAGCGTCGGGGGTCGTCGGGAAGTGCATCAGCGAAGTCAGGTCGGCCAGCGGCTCAGTGCTGGTCACGGCGCTGATCTTGGTCAGTTCACGCTCCAGCGCAATCTGGGCTGCGGTGTCGATCTTGATCCGACCCTGTGCGGCAGCCAGACGACCGAAGCCGTCAAACTGGACCTCGTGAATGGCCAAGGCACGCTTCAAGGCGTCCTCGGTGACGGTCATGATCGGGCGACCAGTGGCCGCGTCAAAACGATAGGTGCTCATGTGCAAAGTCTCCTTGCGTCCACTGCCTTACGGCGTCGCCTTACGGCTGGTTGAGGATCAGCAGCGCAAGGCCGCTAGAGTAAACGCCAGCCCACTGGCAGCCGGTGACCGCGTCAGCATTGCCGCCATCGGCATCGGTGCGGAACGTACCAGGAGCGCGACCGCCGTTGACGGTGTGTTGGAGGAACACGGCGTCATCGGGAGCGACAGCCTCAGTCGTCTCGACCCACACGCCAAGCGGGCATTGCTTGGTGGTCAGCATGCGGTCGCCGGTGACGTAGGACGACACGCCAATTTCCAGAACGGTGGGATCGATGATCGCCACGCCCAAGAACTTTTGGCTACCGGCTGACGGCAACTGTGCGCTTTCGTCCGTGGCGTCATAGACCACGCCGCGACCGACAGGGACGGCAGTGGCATCGGCCAAAACGTAGCCGCGCTGCACAGCGTTCTGCGTGCCGCCAAGGGTGCCGAGTCGACCGATGGTCAACTCGCTAGTAACGGAAGTGTAACCGGCCATGATCAGCCCTCCACAATGACGCCGCGGCGCGATGCCTCAGCTTTGGTTTCGGCAAGCATGGAATCTACCCGCTTGCCCTGCGACAGACCGCCGCCAGCAACATCGCTGGTCGACAAGCCGGACATCGCTTCTAGTGCCGCGTCCAGACGGGCGGCGATGTAATCGGCGCTGTCTTTGTGCGACTCGGGAATCTTGACCTTGAGCGCATCAAGCATGTCGCGCTTGACCTGCAACACGTCTTTGCCGTCAGCCTTGTAGGCGTCGCCGCAGACGGTCTTTGCTTGGGCTTCCAGCACGGCAAAGGCTTTGCCTTGGGCGATGCCGTCCGCCTTGGCCGCCTCAATGGCAGCGGGGTGGCCATCCACCTGCGCTTGCAGGGCGTCAGCCTTGGCCTGCGCGGCGTCGCACTTGGCTTGCAGTTCGCTGGTCTTGGCTTCTGCCGCGTCCAGCTTGGCTTGCATCTCTGCGGTGTTGTCCGCCATTGGAACCATCCAAGCGGCACCGTCGCCGCGCAATGCGGCTGAATCGCCGCGGAGTGAAACTGTCTCACCCTGCCTGCCGCGCTGGGTCAGGGCTAGGTGGTTGCCGATGCGCTGGCGCTGCACTGCGTCATACGGGTGTGCGACGCCGAACGCATCCAGCCATTCGCCGGCTGTCCATTCGACCGCACAGAGGTAGCCGCAGGAGACTTCCCGCATGCCCTTCTGCACGGCACCAACTGCCGCAGCGTCTTGGACAACCAGGTCAGCTTCATTGCAGCCGTCGTCAAACTCGACATCGGACCCGGTGGTGCCGACAGAGTACCGCTTGACGTTGTCGGCGTTGACCAGCTCAGGCGGGTGTTCCAGCGTCACAGGCGCCAGACTCATTGAGTCCAGCCAGTTCTCGTCTGCCAGCGTCTCAGGCGGGACGTATTCCATCCACGTCTTGCCGCTGGCATCGCTGTACTGGTAGACGCCAACGCGGGCAATCGTCGCCTCTCCGCGCCAGAAGCCTGTCAACGGGTCAACGCCGTCTTGGCGGACCTGCACAGCATCGGAGCGGTAGACTTGAGCGGTCATGTTGTCCGTTTGGCGTGCCAATTTGGCACAGGCTTTGCCAGATTGGCAACGGTTGCGGGGCTTGTCAATAGGTGCGGTTATAGGCTGGGGCTATACCGGCTTGCCGCCTTTGACTTGTGGGCCGAGGGCTGCGACTTTGACGGCTAGTTGTTCCTTCGTCAGGCTTATGCCAGATTCCGATAAAGCCTTTGATACAACCGGACTTGCGACACACCGGCAATTTATTGGCTCGCCGGGGTGTCCTTCCGGCGGCGGGTCTGTCCAAGCAAAGACCAGTCCCTGCAAGGCAACATGCGTCGGACGTTCCCGCGCATCCATCGCACCGCGCCACTGGTAGTGCGTGATGCCCGCCTCTTGCTGGTATGCCTGATTCAAGGCGCCGTTGTACTTCGACGTTTGGTCCCGCGCTATCAGCTTGGCGCGGTTGGTGGCTATGCCGTGCTCGGCTTCCAGTTCCTTGGCAATCGTCTCCCACCGGCTGCCGCGCTCGACCATTTCCTGCACCTTGGCGCCGATGCGCTGGGCTACCTCTGCGGGCTGACTGCGGATAAGTGCGGCATTCTCCTTGACCCAAGCATTGCGGGCTGTGGCAATGGCTGACTGTGGCTCGATGGCCTGCAGGCCGATGCTGTTGAGCATTCGCACGTTGACCGCTGCTGCGTTGGCTTCAATGCGGATGCCCTGCTTTGTCACGATCTCGGCAATGGGGATGGTCAAGGCGTACTCGCCCATGCGCCGGTCCATTGCGGCAATGGCCGTATCGATAGCAAACGGCAGCGTCAACTGCCGCTTCTGTGCCAGGGTGTGCTGCTTGTTCTGGTAGGCAGCCCGTTGCCCTGGTTGCATCTCGTCGGGGTCTGGCTCGTCTGCGTCTGCCTTCTGCTTGGCTTCCCAAGACTCTGCCAGCAGCTGTTGGCGCCTGACTGCCGCTATCACGGTGCTGTCCGCAATGCGGTAGCTACGGTCCGCAATGACCTCCAGTTGTGCCGTGTACGCCGCGATCAGTGTGTGGGGTACCGGCTGCGGTGCCACGTTGGGCTGCGGCTGTTTGGCCAGCACTGCCAGACGCATCGCATTGGTCTTGGCTGGCGTTGCCTTGCTGGTCAACGGCTGCAGGGGCTTGAGCGGTTTCAGTGGACGCAGGGCAACCACTAGGCGACCCCGCCAAAGTCGTTGGGCTCAGTTGCTGCGGGTGGCGGTTCAGTCGGACCTGCAGGTGTCTGCACCTCAGTAGCCACGCCAGCCGCCTTGTTGGCTTCAATGGCTGCCGTGATGTCAGGGTCCAGCGTAATGTTGGCGCTGTAGTCACTGCCGCCAAACAGGCTGTTGCGAATCTCGGTCGGCTCCAACACGCCAGCCTGTACAAACAGCGTGTAGGTTTCCGCGTTGATCTTGCGGACCTCGGCATCCCGCTTCTCATCGGGTGGCGCGATGGACTTGGGCTTGATGCGCCAGTCTTTCAACTCCACTGCACCGCGGGCGCCAAGCATGATTTCGGTGTAACGGGTCAGCGCTGGCACAACACGGCTGATTGCCCAAGCGTGTACGACGCTGGCCCATCGCCGCTCGTCTGTCTCAGCAGACGCAAGAGCGCCCGCTGCAGTGCCGTACAAGCGGGACTGCGGATAGTTCAGGCTGCCTGCCAGTTCGCTGCGTAGCTCTGACAGCAGACCTTGCAGCCCGTTGACGGGTTGGCCCATAAGCTCAAACGACTCGCTTTCGCCGTCAATGACACCCAGCCCGCTTGTGCCCAGCCCAAGGTTGAACGCCCGCAGACGCGACAAGACGCGGGACTCGTCACTGCTGACAAGATCTGCCATCAGCCCCTGCGCTTTCATGATGCCCTGCGTAAACCGCTGAACGATGCCGGCTGTAGACGCAGTGGCTGCGCCGTGGTCGCGAACTGCATTGAACGGACGTTCAAACAGGCTGTCGGCATAGGACAGGTTGGCAACGGCAGTCAGGCTGTCGACTGGCACGCCCAAGAATCGGATGATTCTGGTCCAGTGTACGCGCCAAGTGGTTGTGCCTGCGCCCAGTTGCGGGGTGCAGTCATAGAACAGCGGCAAGCCGTAGTTGGGGCTTTTAGTGTCAAGGTCGATCTGGCCCATGTCGGGGACAGCATAGGTCCGCTCAATAATCTGGACGCGGGTGATGCGGGTATAGGTGCCGGGGATAAGCGGGGCTGACAGTGCCATGCTGGGGTCCAGCGTGGTCACCTTGTCGTCAGTCAGGACTACTCCGACGCTGCCGCCGTAGACCAGCGCCCATCGAAGCCCGTCCTCCATAATGCTCATCACCTGCGCGTCATCCCACTGCTGCATCACTGCTTGGGCTGCGTCGCCTTCGTCTTTGGTGGTCAGGTCGCAGCCAGCACGGGTAGAGTCATAAGCGAGATCATCAACAACGCGACCGCACGCCCAATCCTGCCGATACAGCCACCGCTGTTCGTTGTATCCAAGCGGCGGACGTTCGGCGTAGACGGTCGACGCGGATGCATCGCGATTGCGGACGCCAAGCCCTGACAGCAGGTTAGACCAGCCATCGGAACGAGGTAGCAGGGCTGCAAACGATAGCTTAGCCATGGGTCACCAGTCCGGCAGCTGGTAGCCGCCCTTGCTGCAGTATTGCAATAGTTGCGTTAGCGCGTCCACCTGGTCATCGTGCGCGCCATTCGGGAATATCGCGCAGCTATCAATGAATCCATCGACCCACCCATAAAGCGCCGGATGCGGAAGATACACATTGCCAGATTCCACACTGGGCGCCACAGCGTAAGCGCGGCTGATCTTTCCGCCCTCTGGATTGACGGCAATCAGACCAGAAAGTTTGTCGTGCAACATACTAATTACGGCTGGCCCGTTGGCTTTGTCCTCAACAAGTTTGGCGTAGGCATCCGGCCATTTCTCGCTCATGTCGCCTATCGCCTTCATTGTAGCAACAATGTCAGCGCGCTCTTTGTAATAATTTAACATAAATTTATTTGCTTCTGTTCGTGCCCAAACCTTGCCGGCTACAAAATCAGATGTCCTGGTATCTTTGAATGCCAAATCCCAACTCTGTAATATTTCGTCAAATTCATCCGGCAAATCAATAGCGTCTATTTCTACCAAATCACCATTTTCGGCTTTGACTCGCACAGGCGGCAATCTCACGCCTCTCGGTTTCCAGTAACGCCAATAATGACGTTTGAAAATTCCGCCTATGTCTGGTGACGGGCGCTGCTGAAGTTGACCGGCCACACCGAAACTACTCATAGAACGCTTTAAATCTTTGATAGCCTCCGATGTAAATCGCTGCGACCACAACAACTCACCAGGCTCTTGACGCGGATCGCACCAACCTAATATAGTTATTCGATTAGTTGATTCGTATTCAGCAGGCAAACACAGATACTCATAGTGTTGCCCATCCGTTTTCATCCTCTCCAGCAGATGGCCGGTTAAATCGTTCTCATGTAATCGTTGCATAATAACAACTTTGATCACACTGTCAGGATTGTTGCCACGGGTGGACATTGTGCCATCCCACCAGTCGATTACATTTTGCCGAGCAACTGGACTGTGTGCATCCAGCGCTTTGATCGGATCATCTACGATTAAAAAATCACCGCCCTCGCCAGTCGCTTGACCGCCTACACTGGTTGCCAGCCGATACCCGGTTTTATCATTGTCAAATCGTGTTTTTTGATTCTGATCGCCGGCTAATTTAAAAATATTCCCAAACAACCGCTGATACCAAGGCGACTGAATGATATATCGGCATTTCAACGAATCACGAATCGCCAAGTTTTCGCCATAACTGCTGAATATCCAACGGCTAGATGGATTGCTTATCCACACCCACGAAA